AGAAAAAGAATTTGAGGCAGTTAAGAACCATATTTTAGCAGATAAAAAATGGGTTCAGGTGCAAGGTGCGTTAATTAGCGTTGACACAATCGCGAGAGTTGACAGCCACCACGACACTGCAATGCAACAAAAACGCGCTGAATCAACAAGCGAAATGGTTATGATTTCAGAAGGAAAAGGGCAATTAGTTGACGAACGCAGGAAATTAGCTCAAAAATTAGCGATAGAAAACGCAATCACTGGAAATAAAAAAATAATTGAGGAATTAGAAAAAAAATCGCTTCCAATGAGTTGTGAAGAAAGTGAAAACGGCGATGCTGAATATTATCTCAATGAATTTGGGGAAAAAATGTATAGCTAATAATTAACAAATATAAAAATGGAAAATAAAAAAATAAGGGTTTTAAGTTTATTTGACGGAATATCAGTAGCTCAACAAGCACTAAAAGAATTAGGATATAACTATGAATATTATGCTAGTGAAATTGATAGATACGCTATAATCATTACACAAAAAAATCATCCTGATACAATTCAACTCGGAAGTGTTGTAGGGTTAAAAATAAATTTTCCGACAGACCTACTAATCGGAGGAAGTCCTTGCCAAGATTTGAGTATAGCGAAAAGAAATAGAAAGGGTTTAGATGGAGAGAGAAGCGGACTTTTTTGGGAATATGTAAGAATTTTAAAAGAAACCAAGCCAAAGTATTTTATATTGGAAAATGTAGCCAGTATGCCAAAGGGAGCTAAAGATTTAATAACGAAAACTTTAGGAGTAGAACCTGTCCTATTCAATGCTAGTTTAGTTTCAGCTCAAATGAGGAAAAGATTATTCTGGACAAATATAAAATTTGAACTACCAGAAGATAAGGGAATTTTGCTAAAAGATATTTTATTAGATGGAATAGAAACAAAAGAAAAGAGTCTTTGCATAACCGCCACTTATTCACGGGCTTGCCCAAGGGATTATTTTGGAAAATCATCAAAACAATTGATAAAAGTAGGACATTTTAATAAAGGTGGACAAGGGAATAGAGTTTATTGTATAAACGGGAAATCGGTAACATTGTCAGCTAATGGAGGAGGGGGAGGTGCTAAAACAGGATTATACGAAACTACAAAAGGAATGTATAGAAAATTGCACCCAATTGAAACAGAAAGATTGCAAGGGCTTCCTGATAACTACACTGAAGGAATTTCGAATACTCAAAGATATAAATGCTGTGGTAATGCTTTCAACAAAGATGTCGTTAAACATATTTTAAACAACCTATAAATAATTAAACAAATATAAGAAATAACCCCTTGACAAAATTGTAAAGAGGTGATAAGATTAAAATATAATTAAATAAGAATAACCTTATGAAAGTCACAAAAGAACAAGTGCTGGAAAATCTTGAAGAAGTTAAGAAATTTATTCAAGAAGAAGAAACAAAAAAAGAGGAAGAAGTTGTGGGTATCGCAATTAAAAATAGATTTTTGGGAACTGTTATTTTTCAATCAACAAAAACAACTTGGAAAGAAGCAGTTGAAGAAAGTTTGGCAAGCGGGGCAAACCTAATCTTGGCAAACCTAAGCGGGGCAAACCTAAGTGGGGCAAACCTACGCGGGGCAGACCTAAGCGAGGCAAACCTATACAGGGCAAACCTACGCGGGGCAAACCTAAGCGGGGCAAACATACGCGGGGCAGACCTACGCGAGGCAAACCTAAGCGGGGTAAACCTACGCGTGGCAGACCTAAGCGAGGCAAACATACGCGAGGCAAACCTATACAGGGCAAACCTACGCGGGGCAGAAATGCAGAATGCTAAATTTTATGGAAAAACAAATTATCCTAAATTTTTGAAGCAAAATCAGGTCGATGATTTTTTGGCAGCGCTGGGACTTAAAATTGAGAAATAATCTTATGGAAAAAATTTCACTTTACCAATTAACAGACGCATATCAAAAATTATCAGATTATATTGAAGATGACACAGAACTTGACCAATACCTCGGAAGCCTAAATGAACAAATCGAAAATAAAGTTGATAGCATTGTAAAGTTTCGCCAAGAGTTGCTAGTTACATCGGAAGCTATTGATAGCGAAATAAAACGCTTAACAGACCTTAAAAAGAAAAGGGAACGCCTAGCAGAACGATTAAAAGAAAATATCAGTCGCTCAATGCTAGAACACAATATTGAAAAACTAGACACGGGACTTTTCAAGTTAAGTTTTCTAAAAGGTGAAAGTGTGTTGGCAGATGACACCCAGCTTGATGAAAAATATATTGTAACTAAAATAACTAAACAAGCAGACAAAGTAGCAATTAAAAAGGCATTAAAAGCTGGCGAAGAAGTCAGTGGAGCAAGCCTAGAATTGAAACAAAATCTGCAAATCAAATGAAAAACATTTTAAAAAAACTTAATCTAATTATGGCAGAAGTTGAAAGAATTGGAAAAGACAAAACAAACTCTTTCCACGGATATAATTATGCCAGCGAACAAGCAATTAAAGAAGCTTTACACCCGTTACTGGTAAAGCACGGAGTAGTTCCAATTTTTGACTTTAGCGAGGTGAAAAGAGAAATTTACACCACAGCAAAAGGGCAAAGAGGGGCAATCACAGACTTAACTGTCGCATATAAGTTCTACGATATAGAAACAGGCGAGTTTGTCGGAGGTACTTTTGTAGGGACAGGAGATGACGGAGCAGACAAAGGAACTTACAAGGCAATTACCGGAGCGATTAAGTACATTTTGACTAGTACCTTTCTAATTCCTACAGGAGATGACCCAGAAAAAGACACTTACCAAGCACCACAAGGAAGATATACTGAACCAGTAGGGGCAAAAGACATTACAAAAGACCAAGTATTAGGATTTTAATTAATAAGTAATAAAAATATGTATCAAGAAAAAATAGAAGGTCAACCATGCCAAAATTGCCAAGGTGGAAAATATGTAAGAAGCCCAAAAACTGGAAAAGTGTTCTGCGATAAAAAATGCTGGCTCTCAGGACAACCACAATCACCTCAGACGCAAAATTTTGCCCCACAGCAAGCTCAAACACCCCAAGGCATAGATTTGCACCAATTCATCACAAAAACAGAATATAACGCAATTTTGGACAAGCAAAGAACAGTTTTTACAAAAATGCAGGAGCAAATCAACGAAATCATTAAAACTCAAAACTATCTTAGAGAAATGCTAGAAGTAAACAAGCCAACTGCTTTTGAAGTTCACAAAGAAGATATTCCAATTATTGGAGCAGAAAACTTTGTCGAAGACGCAAGCAAAATTCTTGATATAAAATAATGAAAGCAAAAACACTTGAAGATTATTATATCGAAGCAAAAAAATGCATAGGAAAGCCACATATGCTCGCAAACCTTAATGTTGAAGCAAGTGCTGATTTCGCTAGATATAGTGAAATGTTCGCCGAATACGAGATAAAAAAAGCAAAATTCCTTGATATTATTAAAACAGCAGGAGAAAAACCACTATCAGACACAGTTTGTGAAAATAAATGGCTAATTGAAGAAGACGGGCAAAAGTGGATATACCTAAAACATTATCTTAGGGGGCTTAGGCAAATCAATAAATCAATAGAAACAGCTTCCTTTACGGCAAATCAGGAGGCAAGGAGCATACAATGAAAAAAGAACTAGAACAAATAAAACAAAAGCAAAAATGTTATGTTATCTAATTGAAAATAAACTTATAACCTTATGAAAAAAGAACTATGGTTAGAATTTGGATTTTTACAAAATAATAATTATCACGATGTACTTTGGTACAATGAGGGGCGTACAACAGAAGTTTTGTATTTTCTCAAAGAAATTATGTTGTTAAAAATAAAATATAAAACTGGGATATATGCTTTTTGGAGATTTGGAAAAATAAACCATTACATATTTAAAATACAATGAAAAAAGAATTAAAACTAAAACTAGAAAAAGCCAGCTGGACTTGTGCTGATTGTGGAGAAAAATACGGAGAAGCAAGGGGATATTGTGCAACATTTCACACTGGTCGATGTGATGTGTGTGGAGAAGAAAAATCAGTGACAGAAACTCGCGATTACAACTATTTTAATAAGGCATTGAAAAGAAATGTGAAAGACAATTATTATTTATAAAAAGAAGATACAACAATTAAAAAATTATAAACAAATAATAATTATCTAAGTAAAATATATGGAAGCAAGTAGAAAAGCAACATTACACAATAGAATGATTTTACAAAAAGAAATCCTTTAATTATAAATATTAAATAATAAAGAGCGTGCAACTCTCAAAAAAGTATGGTCAAAGTAATTAGTATTGATGGTGTAACTTACATCAAAGAAAGTGATATAAAAAAAACAGCAGAGACACTGGATGGAATGAAATATGTGATGGTTAGAACCGAAAACGCAGGAGTTTTCGCTGGTTACCTTAAGGAGCAAAACGGAGAAATTGTTAGTCTTAAAAATGCTAGAAGAATATGGTATTGGTCCGGAGCAGCTTCTCTTTCCCAGTTGGCAATGGAGGGAACTAAAAACGTGTCAGATTGCAAATTTCCTTGTGAAGTAGATAATATTTATTTGACTCAGGTAATTGAAATAATGGATTGCACGGAGGAAGCAAGGTTAAGCCTTAAAAGCGTTCCCGTGTGGGAGCAAAAATAATATGGAGATTATTACGCAAAAGATGACGCGAGGCGCTGGCTCTGGCTATGGCTCTGGCGATGGCTATGGCGCTGGCTATGGCTATGGCGCTGGCTCTGGATATGGCTATGGCGCTGGCTATGGCGCTGGCTATGGCTCTGGCTCTGGCTCTGGCTATGGCTCTGGCGATGGCTCTGGCGATGGCTCTGGCTATGGAGCTGGCTCTGGATATGGATATGGCTCTGGCGATGGCTCTGGCGATGGCTCTGGCTCTGGCGATGGCTATGGCTATGGCTATGACGAATAACACATTGTAAGTATAATAATTATCTAAGTAAAATAATATGCCAAAAATAATCACATACGAAGAAGCAGAAAAACAAGGCTACAATAAAGCATTGCGAGAAACAGAAAATAAGGTTAAAGAAATGCCAGACACATTTCCTGTCAACGAAAGCGACGAATACGACAAAGGATTTCAGATAGCAAAAGAGTATTTTTTAGAAATAATTGATAAACTAAAATGAGTTACTGTATAAAATGTTTCGTAAACTTAGAAAAAGAAAACCATAAACCATATTGCCCAGATAAAGCACCTTTTGGAATACCAGAGGGGTTTGATGAAATTTTTAAGGGATTTAACCGAAATAATAATAAAAAACAAAATGGAACTAACATATACGACATACCAAAAAAAGACTAAAAAGAAAAAACCAAAGACAGAAAGTCAAAAAAAAGAAGCACTGAGAAAGCTTTGTGTCGGAAAAGCAAAAGAAATTTCAAAAATAATTGAAGGAAATAAATGCCAATATTGTGGGGTAGGGAGAGAGCAACGAATGATACACAGTCATCACATATTTCACGAGGGTCTTTTTAAAGCGATGAGCGCCGATGTGGATAATCTTATAAGCCTATGTGCTTCTCATCATCAAGGTGGAATGTATATGCGGTCAAACGATGGTTTCAATTTCCACAACTCACCAAGAGAAAGTACGGAATGGTTGATGGAAAATATGTCAGAAAGATACGCAACTTTAAAGGCTAGAAGTTTAAAAATTGAGCCACTTGATATAGCTTTTTGGGAAAGAAAAAAAGCCGAATTGACGCTTGAGTTAGCCAAAATAAAAAAGAATTATTAAAAACACTTGACAAGATTGTAAAGATGATATACAATAGAGACATAGAGATGAAACAGTACGCCAGCCAATTATTATTCGCTGATAGCAAACTAAAGTAATCTCAATGTTAATCAATAGTTTTAAAATAAAGGTATTCAGAAGTGGTGGGCTATTGCAATCGTTAAGACCTTTTCGATAGCAACCCACTTCTGAAAAAAACTATGACACCACAATCACTAAACAACTGCTGGCAACGGTACAACTTCGTTTGCAAGCATTACGGGATAACCCCAAAAATGCAAGCAGAACTAACTATTAAAGATATGACCGAAACACAGCTAGATTTAGCTGAAATCGCTCTAGGAAGATAATATGAAAAAGCTAACAACACAAAGTTGGGAAATTACCAATGAAGACGATGAAACAACAAAAATTGATTTTGAAAAATACACAAATGAAGTGAGAATGAGTATAAATAAAGGGAAAGCATATATCAGCCTTGGTGAAGAAGAAATCAAAGAATTAAAAAATATCTTAGAAAGCACTAAATTTATTTTCAATCAATAGCATGAAACTTGAAGAAATATAAAAAATCGCAGAAGAAATTGCAGGAAGTTGGAATGGAGATGACGCATGGTATATGGAAGAAAGTGCAATGATAGCAACCGAACTTTTGGAAAAAAATTAAAGAAGTTAAAAACTTAATGGAAGAACTAAACATATGAGATACACACAAAACTTGCTAGATGCACTAGCAGACTACACCAACGCTCTATACAGAGAAAAAGGAACATTCACAGAAGACTTAGCAAAGATTATCGGTGATGGACTGAAAGAAGAAGAATTGGAAGAAGTTATCATTAACCTGAGTTTACAGTTACGAGCGAGAAAGACTGAACTATAATTGGGTAATTCCAGGGCTCCGTCTATCCTCTGGAATTATCGTTACGCCAACTGTTCATAAGCGTCGTGATAGCTCCTCGTGGTGTCATTACCATAAACATCGTGAGGAGCGACCCAGTTTAAAAATTATGTATAAATGCACAATAAATCAAAACGAAGATGGAGGATTTTGGGAGAAAAAGGAAACTCCTAAAACAATCTCGTTTACTTGGATAGAAAGTCCGGAAAGTCTTGAACCATTACACAAAATGGTAAAAGCAAGTAAGAAAGATTTTGGAATGGATGAGGACTTGAGAACTTTATATTGGAAAGGGAAAGACCTTATAATTAGAAACCACAACTGCGGAAAAGACGCTAAGGAATACACAGGAACTTTCACGGCTTATCCATTGCGTTTCGGACAACCTTATTATTTTGAACCATATGGAAAAAACACAAACTAGAATGGTTATAGAAAAATTAGAGGAAGATGGGTTTATTAGTAGAAATTGGGCGTTAGAAAGATTTTGTTCAAGGCTTGGTGCTTTAATCCTCGCACTAAAAAAAGAGGGTTGGGTATTCACTCAAGAATATACAGAAACACCACGCGGAAAAGATTATACTTATACACTTATCAGCAAGCCAAACCAGCCAACGAGGGAGAGCTGGGATAATTTATTCAAACAACACGCTTTATGAAAAAACTACCTTGCTTCCTAGGTTTTCACAAATGGGAACTAAAAAAACAACGCACAGTAATGTTTACAAATATCAACATTTATAAATGCGAACATTGCCAAGAAGAAAAAGAAATGTGGGAAACTTGTGGGAAAGAAGTTAAACAATTTAAGTTGAAATAATTATGGAAAACTCAAATAGAATGATTAAGTTTCGTGCGTGGGATAAAATCAATTATATATTAGTTCCTAGTGAACAAATAATGCAAATAGAGTTTAGCGTAAAATGAGTTGAATGGTTAGGTTGCTGGATTATTGGAGCTGATAGGGAGGGAGATGCAGAACAAGTATTATATCAAATTCAAAAAGAAAACTTGGAACTAATGCAATACACAGGACTAAAAGACAAAAATGGAAAAGAAATTTATGAGGGAGATATTTTGCAAAATAAAAAAGGATTTGTTGGAAAAGTTTATTGGGATGAGGCACAATGGTTTGGTTGCGGAGATTATTTGCAGTATGCATTAGAACACTCATCTGCAGAAGTAATCGGAAATATCTACGAAAACCCAAAGCTAAATAAATAACATATTATAAAATAATTATGGAAATAAGAAAAATATCCACCAAATACGAATTGACCAATGGGAATATAAAATTATTGGTAAAAGTAAGCGATAAAGGTCTGACAATAACTAATAAATAAGGAGGTAGAAATTTCCAATTTGAATTTTCAAAACCAGAAACAGTCAAGGCTGTTGGGGAGTTACTTATTAAAGCAAGCGAATTATGATAACAATATCAGCAGTAGTTATGACTTCAATTATTTGTTCCAATATTTGTTTTGCTACTGGTACGACAGATAAATTGCAAATAACAGTAGAAAATGGGATGAGGACGGTTACTATACAACCTTGACAAGTAGGCAAGTTTCGTGCTACAATAGATTTGTAAGAATAACAATGTTTCGGGGTGACGAAATACCAAAAAAATGAAATGGTATTTGCACAAAAAACATATGCAATTTAGAGAATATAGAGAAATTATGTTACCAAAGTTCTTAAAATGCGTTTTAAGCCTACTGATAGGGATTGTTATAGGTGAGATACTAGCAACGATATTCAGCAGTAGAGCGATAACTATAACCAACGCTGTGGCAGTCCAATTCGTTGAGGCTTCTGCTCCTGTGGTATTTGAAGTATCTGCTTCGGCGAAAGTCGAGCAATCGGGGGAGCAATCCCCCACCGCTTCAGAAATTGAAAAGAAGGTTTGTAAATTATGGGGGAATGAATGCAAAATTGCAATTGCTGTGATGAAAGCAGAAAGTCAAGGAGACCCAACAAGAATTGGAGACAAGCACCTCACATTTGAGCAAAATGGTAGAGTATATGGAGCAAGCTATGGGTTATTTCAATTGCGAGATTTACCAGGTAGATTTGAAAACCCAAACGAAATGCTGGATGAAGACAAAAATATCCAATATGCCTTTAAAATGTATCAAAAAAGCAACTGGCAACCTTGGTCGGCTTGGAAAAATAAAACTTATCTAAAATACTTATGACAAAAAACCAAAAAGAACTCATCGATGAATGGGAAATTGACGCAGAATCCGAGTACACCAAGGAAACCCAAGAAGAAAGAGACTGGAAAGCAGAAACAAAGAGTCTAATCGATTATTACAAGAGCGAACCCAAAAAGAAATTATACTCACGAGCAAAAAAAGAAATAGTTTACCCAAAAAGAAGATTTATTTAATAATAAAAAAACTATGATTGAAACAATCAACAAACTCCAAATTCTTTGGAAAAAACGCCAACAACTAACAATCATTTTACTCGAAAGAAAATTTATCGAGTACAATTACGCAGAGCAACTTTCATCAGATGAAAAGAAATTTGAAACAAAAGTCGCCAAACTTAGAAACGAAGTAAAAGAAAAATTCGAGAAAAAAGAAGATTTGGGAAAGCTGAACAAAAAAATCCAAGAGCTAGATGAAAAAATCCGAGAAATTAAATACTACAAAAATCTTGTAGAAACTTCGCACAAATCAGAAGAAGAAATAAAAACATTTATCAAAATCATTAAACACTCATTCTAATGAAATACTTAGTAACTGGGGCTAGTGGTTTTCTAGGAATAGCTCTCACAAAAAAACTTCTCGAACAAAGGCATAGCGTCGTGGCAATCGCAAGACACGAAAATTCTCTTATTGAATACAAAAAACAATTTCCAGAGGTTGAAATAATCATTGGCGATGTTTCCGATGAGTGGACAATCATTAAGGGTATGAGAGGAGTGCAAGGAGTTTTTCATTTGGCGGCCTCAAAGCATATTGGCTTAGCTGAAAAAGATGTCTTCCAAACAATTAAGTCAAACATTACTGGCTCACAAGTTATTCTGCAAGAAAGTTTCAACCAAAAACCTGCATTTGTGATTGGAATTTCTACCGATAAGGCTGCACAAGTTTCTGGAGTGTATGGAGCAACTAAACTTTTAATGGAGAGGTTGTTTTCAGAAGCTGAAATTTTAAACCCATTAACGGATTATAGGATTATTAGATATGGAAATGTGCTTGGCTCAACAGGTAGTATTTTGCCAAAATGGAAGGCTCAACTAGAAAAAGGTGAAGAAGTTACAGTTACAGACCCAAACGCAACAAGGTTTTTCTGGACAGTAGAAGAAGCAGTCGATTTAATTTTTGAGTGCCTAGAAAAATCAAAAGACGCAACTCCTTATGTGCCTAAAATGAAAGCAATGAGCGTTAGTAATATTCTGCTGGCTATTTGGGAAAAATACGGAAAAGGTGATTTAAAAATAAAAGAAATAGGATTACAAAAGGGCGAAAATATGCACGAGAGTATGGACGGAATAACTTTTTCAAACGAAGTCGCACAATTCACAATCGAAGAAATAAAAAACAAGATATGAAAATATCACTATTATGCCACGACCACGATTTTTCCTTGGGACTTGAAAGTGGAATAATCAACGGCGGAACTGCGACAATGCACGACTACTGCGAAGCTTTCAAAAAACTAGGGCACGAGGCAGAAATGGTAGAATATAGCGGAAATATTCAAGAAGCAGATATTTATTTCGTGCAAAGTGAATGGTATTCAGCACAGATAGATTTTTTTAAAAAACAACGGCAGAAAGGAAAGAAACTTATTGTTTGGCTTGGTCATTGGGTAGGCGGTGCAAATTATCCTTATTATGACCCAAAACTAATTGAAGCAGATTTGCTCATTACCACTTGGAAAGGCGAAGTTGTTAAAAAATATGAACAAGACACAGGAAAAAGAATTCACTATATCCCTCACGCTTTTGGAGAAGATAGAGGAGGAACTAAACAAGCAAATATTGTCTTTGCTGGAAACACTTACGCCTTACGAGCAGAAAGAATATTGGAGGGGATTACAATCGATAGGATTGCAGGAATACACCCAGCAGAAATGCCAGCGTATTATCGAGGAGCAAAAATCTGCCTCAATTTTCACGCACCTTGCCAAGACGGTGAAATTTCTACCCACCCAAGCTCGCTAGCTAAAGAGAGCGGTCAGGCTCTAAACGACAGGACATTCAAAACAAGCGGGTCAGGAGGTTTCCAACTCTGCCAAGAACACTCACTCTTAAAGGAAATATACCCAAATAACGAAATAGTAACTTTTACCGATAACCAAGACTTAAAAGAAAAAATAGCCTACTGGTTACCGAGAGAGCAAGAGCGGAAAGAAATGGCAGAAAAAGCACAAAAAGTTATACTAGAAAAGCATACTTATTTAATCAGGGCAAAAGAAATATTAGAATTATGCGTTTAACCGCTTTATTAGTAGCAAAAAATGAGCAAGAGTTGGTAGGGTTATGCCTTGAACATATCCTGCCATTTTGCGACCAAGTTGTTGTAGTTGATAATGGAAGCGCCGACAACACAAAAGAAATTGCGAAATCGTACGGCGTAGAAGTATATGACTACCCAGAAACTCAACAAATGAGCGATGTAAGGAATTTTTCACTATCAAAAGCAACAGGTGACTGGATTATGCAAATTGACGCTGACGAACTGTACCCAGCTAGCGAGATGAAAAAGATTAGAGAATTTATTGAAACCACAGACGCAATTTCAGCGAGGGTTAAATATAAAAATCTTGCGTGGCGTGATGGTTACGCTCAAAAAGACTTTGGACACTGCCCAGACCGCCTATACCGTAGAGATGTGATTGACGCTTATTATGGAGTACTCCCAATAGATGAAATCCAGATAAAAAGAGAATTTTTGAACTTTCCTAACAAAACAAAAGGAAATTTAGTGCTGGAATATGACAATCCAGCGGATGAAAGCTTTATTCACCCACGCCAACCAATCCTAGATGTTACATATTATCACTTAGCAAGAACCCGAGGACACGCCTTTGAATACGCCAAATGGAAAAACTATAACAAGAATATCCACCCAGATTGGGACAACGAGCAAATTGAAAAATTTACAAGGTCAAACCAATGGGTCAGTGGTCAGTATGAAATGGAAAAAATCCAAGTACCAGAGGGAATCCCAACCAAAACAATACAAAACCCTAAAGTTTCAGTAGTAACCACTTGCTTTAATAAAGCACCTTTTATCGCAGAAACAATTGAAAGCATTTTAAACCAAACATACAAACCACACGAAATTATCGTTGTCAATGACGGAAGCACCGACAACAGTCTTGAAATTATCCAGCGTTACCCAGTTACAATCATCAACCAACCAAACCAAGGAGTATCAAGAGCAAGAAATAACGGACTAGAAAAAATAACAGGTGATTACTTTGTACTTGTTGATGGAGATGATGTTTTAAAACCAGACTTTATTGAAAAATGCCTAGCAGAAATGAAAGGCGATTTGCAGATTGTCAGCACAGACTTCGAGGGGTTGGGAGAATTGGCTGGCAGATTTCACCAATATCCGCACCCTTTCTGCAAAGAAAGCTTAAAAACAGGGCAAGTCTTCCCAAGCGTGATGGCGTTATATGACGCAAGAGTACTTTCCCCTTACGGAAATTTTGGAAACTTTATGGCAGAAGACGCTCATTGGTGGCTTGAGCTTATCTTAAAACGAGGTCACAACGCCGTTCATATCCCAAAGCCACTTTGCTATTACCGCAGGACAATCGGAAGTAGAGTTGACCAAACAGACCTAAGACACGATGAAGCAATGGCAGAAATAAATAATCATTTTAAAGAGTACGGAGTAAATTATGCCTAAAATTATTTTCAGCGTTTGGTCACCAATAATATGCGGAGGTTTGATTGTGCCTTTTCAATATGTTAGGGAACTTAAAAAAAGAGGCTATGACGCACGCATTTTAGCAGAATATAAGAACCCGGAACTTGAAAAATACGCTGAATCAACGCAAGATTGGGGAATACTTGACACATTAACCGATGAAGATGTTTTAATCGCTGTTAGGTGGGAGCAATGCGAAAGACTTTCAAAATATAAAGGCAGGAAAATTCAACTGGTGCAAGGAAATGACCGATACTACTACGAAACTGACCACAACAGCAATCTCCAAATAATGCTAGACGCAAGAAACGACAAGAATTGGGAACTTATCGGAGTATCGCAGTACTGCCTACAAGACTTCGGGAGAGGCTTTATCATCCATAATGGCATAGATGATAGATTTAGGGTCAATCACGGCTTAGAGCGCGATGTTGACGCTTTAATTGAGGGAAATTCAGAACCTCTTAAGAATATCCCCTACGCAATCGAGCAAGCAAAAAAAGACGGACACAAAAAAATAGTTTGGCTTGGAAGAGAAACGCAACCAACCGCAGGCGTGGAATGCATAACCAACCCTCCACAAGAAGAAATCCCCAAAATATACCAAAGAGCAAAACATTTCTACAAGTATTCAAAGAGTGAGGGTTTTTGTCTGCCAATCTGGGAAGCGTTGCTAAGTGGTTGCGAAATTCACACTTGGGATATGGGTTGCAATTCAGAATTTACCTACACTAAAGAAGAAGCAGAAAAACTAACTTGGAAGTTATCCACAGATAAGCTACTGGAATACTTAGGAATGTCCTTGACAGATAATAAATAGTTTGCAATAATATAAATATCAATGACAAGCGACCCACAAAGTTGCTTGTTTTAGGCGTTTAATTTGCCTCTTATGAGGAATAAGCACAAAAACGCGATGATGATTAAAGGAACAAATAAGTTTAGCAAGTAGGGATAGTATTCTGATTTTTTATGCTATCTTAGTAAATTTTTATCAGCTAGTTTCCACAGAAATGTGGGTCTGAGAGCTGGCTGATAAAAAGGTGTTAAGATAGAAAAATTTCCAACTTGGGTAAAGCTCAGAAATGTCCCCTAACTGGAATGTAAGTTTAAAAATTGAAGGGAATCAAGAACACCAAGGGAAACCTTGCTAATCTCAAAAAACTCGCTATCGGTGAAAGAGGGGCGAGTATAAAGAAGCTAAGACGGATTAAGTAAACGGAACTCGCTTAATCAATGAAAAACGCTTAACTAAACAACTAGACCGAGACAGTAAGCTCTGACATCAAGACACTTCAAGTGTACCGAGCAACCTAAATGAGAAAATTCCTTCAATCTATTATTTCGCATTAATTGCAAGGCTCTCTTTCCATCAATTTTCTTAAGTACCCGAGCAACCTATGATAATAACACAACAAGAACTAAACAATCTAAAGATACTTAAAGCAATGAAAGGAAAGAAAGAAAACAAAAAAAAGAAAAGCGAGAAAATAGAAGATAAGAAAGTTAAAAAAGTAAAAAGTAAAAAATGCTAATATGGCTGGAGGAAGACCTTTAAAATTCCAAAGTGTAGAAGAACTGGAACAAAAGGTTGCAGATTATTTTGCTGAATGTGATAGTAAGAACATAGAAACTTTGGTAAAGCCTTATACAATAACAGGCTTGGCTTATGCACTTGGTTGCGATAGAGATACATTGCTAAATTATGAGCAAAAAGAAGAGTTTTTCGGCACTGTAAAGAAAGCAAAGCTAAAAATACACAGTTGGACTGAAGAATATTTATTTACAGGTAAAAACCAAACAGGAGCAATTTTCAATTTAAAGAATAATTACGGTTGGAAAGATAAAACAGAAAGTGAAACAACTTTAATCACTCCTAACCCGATTATCCAATTAAATGAGTTACGCACAAACGACAGCAACGAATAAGATTATATTATTGAATAAAAAGATTAGAGCAATCGCAGGTGGAACTTCTGCCTCAAAAACAATCTCAATTCTGCTTTATTTGATAGCTAGGGCGCAGACAGATAAAACACCCACATTGACAAGCGTAGTTTCCGAAAGTATCCCACACCTAAAGCGTGGAGCAATGCGAGATTTTAAAAACATACTAAAAGAGCATAACTATTGGAAAGAAAGCCTATGGAGTGCAACTGACTCGATATACACATTTGAAACTGGCTCAAAGATAGAATTCTTTTCAGCAGACAACCCAGATAAATTGAGAGGAGGAAGACGAGACAGATTATTTCTGAATGAGGCAAACAATATGAGCTTAGATGTGTTTGACCAGTTAGAGGTAAGAACGAAAGAGTTTTGCTTTCTTGACTGGAACCCGACAAATGAATTTTGGTTTTATACAGATATTTTAAATAAACGGGAAGATGTAGATTTTATTACCCTGACCTACAAGGATAACGAAGCATTAAGCCCGGAGATTATTTCATCAATTGAGAGTAGAAAAGAGCGAAAAGGCTGGTGGCAAGTATATGGACTTGGGCAACTTGGAGAGGTAGAGGGAAAGATTTACAAGGACTGGCAGATAATTGATGAGCTACCACACGAGGCAAGACTAGAAAGATACGGATTAGACTTTGGTTACAGTAACGACCCAACAGCAATCTGCGGAATTTACAAATATAATGGAGGATTTATAATTGATGAGGTAGCTTTTCAGAAAGGACTAAGCAATAAACAGATAGCAGATATTTTCTCAAATAATGATAAAGCGTTAGTTATTGCAGATAGTGCAGAGCCTAAGAGTATTGATGAGATAGCAAGTTACGGAGTATTTATCCAAGGAGCGATAAAAGGGCAAGGAAGCGTTAACCAAGGAATACAATTTGTGCAATCTCAACGAATATCAATAACCAAAAGAAGTGTAAACTTTATCAAAGCATACAGAAACTACCTCTGGAAGACAGACAAAGACGGAAAGATACTAAACGAGCCAGACCACTTTTTGAGCGACGCAATGGATAGCGTAAGATATGGGCTAAGTGGTTATCAAGAAACATTTTATCAAGGAGAATTAAAATCAAACTACCTATGATACCAGCAGCAAAAAGACTTAAAATTGAAGAGCTAGCCAAAACAGCAATCCTCAATCACAGGGATGCATTTCAAACGGTTAAGGATAATTGGCTAGACTTATACAATCGTTACGAAAACAAACTGCGAGCAGGCTCAATCACCTCAAAGACCAAATCGCAAACAAGACTTGGAAGTGCTTATGCTTTAGTAGAAAACGCAATTCCACGAATACTAGCTAAACAACCAAAATACAGATACCTAGCAAGAACCTCAAAAGACAATGACGGTGCAAAGGCTTATGACGAATTTTCAGAATATCAATGGGAGCAAGCCAACGCGCAAACAGAAGTAAAGAAAATAGCTAAATGGGGTCTTATTACAGGCTTAGCAGGTTGGTCAATGGGATGGAAAGTAGAAGAAAAGATTAAAACTAAGCGAGGAAAGAGCCTTGTTGGGCTTAAAATTACAAATCCATTGCTGATTGACAAAGCAGACAAACTCGGACTTGGCAAAGACATTAAGGTTGAGGAGAGAGAAACCACCCAAAACTACACGCTCAAAGCAATCAAACCTTTTGACCTTATTTGGAACATTGACGCAGAGGAGATTGAAGATATTTGGTTGATTGGAAAGCGAACAGAAATTGAAGTCAAGCAGTTGGCTCAATATGGCTTTTCGGTCGAAGAATATATCAATAAACAAATCACCACTGACTACTGGCAAGCTAAACTAAGCGAAGATGAACTTTCCTTGATTAGCATCCGCCAAAATATTGAAAACGGTAAGATTAGCTTAGGAGAGTTTTATTTGGACTACCAAGAGGGTGACATAATTGAAAGCTATGTGTTGTTTGGTGCTTATGATGAGTTTTCAGACCCAGTTTTCTTTGAAGTTAAGAAAAATCCTTATGATGAGCAATTCAAGCCAATTGGAGTATGGCGACCGGTGCAACGCCCTGGTAAAATGTATGGTTTTGGAGTGATTGAGCCAGCTATGGGAATTATTGACAGTGAGGAGGACACTTTTAATATTGCAGTAGAAACAGCTTGGCTAGACCTTGGTCGACCAATGGAATACAACCCACAGAACCTCTTAAACAATGACGCTATCGCATACAAGCCTGGTACCTTAATTCCTGTAAGACGATTAGGCGAAAGCGTAAGGGTGATGGAAACACCAGTGCCTAATATGAACTCCACCTCATTCATCACCCAATTCCTTGACAAGGCGAAACAAAACACCTCGGGCGTAACTGTATTTCAAACAGGAGCAGACCAACAAGCAGGCGGAAAGACTCTTGGTGAGGTAAAAATCAAAACGGCTGAGTCAAACGCAAGACTTGCAATGATTCTTGATAGTTTCGAAAAAGAAGTCCTCGAACCAGTCGGGAAAATTGCCCTTGGTATGAATAAACAATTCCTAGCAAGCGACCAAAAATACATTTACCGCATTGTAGGCAAGAAAGGTAAAGTTGGTGAAAACTCAATCAAATTCAAAGATATTGACGCAGTAAAAGATGTCATCATCTATTCAGGTCAAACAATGCTAGCCTCACAAGACACTGAAATTCAGAAATGGACAGCTTTACTAAACCAAGCGTACCTAGAAGCTAGACAACCTAACCCAGTGCCAATCAATAAAGAGCCTATTTGGGAAAATCTCTTAGTCAATGGCATACAAATCAAAGACCCAGAAACATACATTCCAAGTCTTAAAGAGCGAGAAGAAAACGAGGTTACAACTGATATGGCACAAATGCAAGACGCAAAGAGCGAAAATGCTAACCCAACAACTGCTAGAGTTCTCCCGAGTGACAATCCAAAAGTACATATCCCACTACATAAAGCAGAGCTTGAAGCTAGACAGCGAGAAATCCAACAAGCAGAGCAACAAGGAGTTGACGGGCAAGAATACAATGATTTCGTAATGGCAACACAAATGCTCACCCAGCATTTGAACGACCACATCAATGCCTCAGGAGGTCAAAACCCAGCCTACACGCAAGGAATGGAAGTCGGACAAGGAACAAGACAGGGAGTGCAACCCCAACCAATGCAATGAAAAAAATGAATAAATGGGAAAAACTTAAAAAGACAAGCGAAAAGCTAAAAAGCCTAACAAGAGATGAGTTTCCTAGCTTATACGACAAGATGAAAGCAACCCCTAAGCAAGTTATTAAAAGAAAAAAGAGATGATTGAAAAAATAAACGAATATCTCGAGCTAAAACGCTTTGACTTTGAAGAACCCCTTGAAAGACTACTTCAAGCGAAAACAGACAAAGAAAAATTAAGCATTGTAAACGAAATTATTGCCCAAAAGAAAGAAGCTAATAGGATATTTTACGACTTATATGCAATCATCAATAACAAATGAGTACATTGAGCGGAGGATGAAAGGACACAAGCTCAAGAAAAAGCACTTTGTAAAATCAAATTATCTCGAAGATGAAGAAATATTTGACACTAAAAGTTATCAAGAAGAATATAATGCTTTAACGGTAGCACCTAGACGCTAGGTGTCTCCGCTAACTCATTAAATGAGGAGCAGTAGCCTCGTAAAAAAACAGCTGTAAAAAATGAGCGATGAAATCCAAGATGTAAAACAGGAGGAAGTTGAACCAGTCACCCCATCAGTTGACGAACAACAAGATTCTACCGACAGTGAAGTCGTACAAACGCAGAATCCAGTGCAGGAGAACCTAAAAAAAGCCTTGCAAGCAGAGCGAGAAAGACGCCGAGAGGCAGAAGCTAAGCTAGCTGAAAGGGAACAACAGGAACTCCAAAAACCTCTTTATCCAAATGGGGATGACGCTTATCAAAGATTTGTTAAGTTAGAAGCTGAAGTTAAAATCCAAAAGAAACTCACAGACGACCCAACATTCTTGGACAGAAAAGACCTTGTTATCGAAACAATGGAAAAATCTGGCTATGATATTGATGTCGCTGATTCAATGGTAAAATCCCAGCTATATGACCAACTTGTCAAAGAAAGTGCCACTCAAATTAAAGAGGTTGTACCTAATCAAATTAAAACACAAGCAACCCCAGAACCATCAACTATTAAAAGAAGTGGTAATATTCTTGACGATGTCGAATCAGGAGCAGTCAATATTGACCCAGCTATGAGGGCAGTCGTTATGAAATACCGCAATAGGGGATAGTTTTGCAATAAAAAAATGAGTGCATTGTCAAATTCAAACAACCGTACTACGAACGCCGTTGAAGTGCCAGAAGTTAACTAAACCAGCTTCTGCATATAGAAATATATGTCACCCAGCAATGGGAGAAATCCAATCGCGAGTTCCTTTAAAATAAACATTATCTGATTAATTGGGAAAAGCTGAGATGCCAACCCACAAGAACCTTGACTTTAGTTACTGCGTATGGTATCTTTAATACATAATTTATAAACAAAAAATTATGACATTAAAAGAAAGAAACGCTTATGCAGCAGGTTTGCTAGATGGAGAAGGTTATCTAGGATTAATTCCTAGATATCAAAAAGAATTTGAATTTGTCCCGGTGATAAAAGTAGCGAGTACTACTTATGAATTACTAGACTTTCTATACGAGGAGTTTGGTGGACATATGGACAAAGAAAGACAATCCAAACAAGCAAACAGAAAACCATCTAAGATGTGGACACTAAAAAATAGAAAAGCAATAACAGAGTTTCTATTCCGTGTGTATCCATATTTAAAAGTAAAGAAGAGACAAGCTGATATTATAAAGGAATTTATAACAAAGGCTGGAACATGGAGACAAACATCAACCATGACCCCAGAAGAAAGAAAAACTCTTTACTTGAATCTTAGAAAACTAAACCATCGAGGACTTGCAACGACTGAGTGATAATGCCCTTACCGTGTAATGACGAAGGTGAAGCGACAGTCTGAACTCATAGGAAATGAACTATGAGAGGGGAATCCGAAGAGTTTCCCCCGCCACTTTTTTGTGGTCATTAAAGTAACAGAATGATGGTCAAGTTTAGTTCTCGAATTTCAAAAGGAAAATCTAGTATTGGCAAATTTGGTAGAACGCCGAGATATGGATGTTGCCAACTATGGTGATGTTATCCATTTCCCAGTAACTGCCGCTTTGTCTGCTGGTTCTTACACTGATGGTGCAAGAGCAACTGAAAATCTTTCAGCTAACACTGACACCGAGGTAACCGTAACAATCAATCAAGCTCCTTGGATTAACTTCTGCATTGTGTGGACTTTGTCTGCTCAATCAAAGTACGACATCAAAGCTGAAAGATTGCGAGCCGCAGTTCACGGTGTTAATAAGTCTATTGATTCATACATTGCTGGACTTACAACTAGTTTTTCAACTACTGTAAATTCTGGTGGTGGAGAATTGACGCTTAGCGATGTTATCGATTCTTTTACAACCTTGAACACTGCGAATGTTCCTGCAGACAATCGTGCTTGGGTTTTGAAGCCTATTTGCTACGGTGATTTGTTGAAACTTACCAGCAATTATTTCACTTCGATTGATTTCCGTGGAAACAAACCATTGACTGACGGTCAAATCGGAATGTTGCTTGGTTCTCCAGTTTATTTCTCAACCAATATGGGAACAGTTGGAAGTCCTGCTGTAACCCGAAACTTGTATTTCCACAAACAAGCTATTGGCTTGGCTATGCAGAAAGATGTTAAAGTAGAGGAAACTTACGACCAAGACGCACAAGGCGATTTGGTTACTGTTAAATCTCTTTACGGTGCTTCTGTACTCCGAAGTGACTATGGTGTTGTCATCCAACGATAATTGAGTGCTTATAGAGAGGGCTTATGCCCTTTCTATTAAACACTTAAAATAAACTATGGAAACATTAAACTCATACATTCTAAAGGTTCAAAAAGAAGTCGATGATAGTTCTACAAATGCCCAAAGCGTTATTTCTCAAGATGTCAAAGAAATTTATCAAGAAATTATGCTGTCCGCCTCGCAGTATCTCGTCAATCAGACTTTTCAAGACATTGCAACCACAGTAGGAACGCAAATTTATACCCCTAATGCGTTTGTGGACATTATAGCGGTGTCTTATCTGCCAGTAGGCTCAACAAGCTACTCACAGCTCAATACAATGCGTTTTGGCGAATATGTAGAAACTATTGACCGAGATAATGGCAAACCAAGTAAATGTTGCGTGCAAGGTTCTCAAATTCTGCTTGACGCTCCATCTGATGAAGCTGGAACGCTTAGAGTTTATTATGTGCCAGTTACTTCCGAGCTAGTAAGCGCTGGCGATGTGTCTTTAATCCCTGACAGATTTACAAATGTGGTGAAACTTGGTGCGTCATATAAGTATTTTGCTTTTGATGATAACCCTAAAGCAGTAGAATATAAGAATTTGTACGAAGAAGCCTTAAGGAATATGATTTTGCAACTCACAACAGCTCAAAGACCTCAATCAATTAAATTTTTCTAACTATGTCTTTTCGCCAAAACAACCGAACAATTAAAAATCTACCGTCTTTTAGGTATGGGATGAACACGCAAAAAGAAGCTGGGGAAATTGACGATATGGAGCTAGCTGATTGCGAGAATTTTACCGTAGAAGAAGACACAATCAAGTCAGCTCAAGGATATGTTCAGTGGGACAGCGTATCAAATGCTGGTCCTTATTTCGGAGTGCAAGGCTTTAGGTTTTCTAACGGTAATCAAGTAACAGTCCGCCAACGACAAGGAGTTTTGGAATATACCGTTGACGCCGAGGGTGATGTTTGGGCTACTTGCACACTTCCGACAACAGGAAGTCCAGCCAGCACTTTAGTCCTTGACCAAACACTTTGCACTTTCGCAATGCTTAATGACATTATTTTGTGGTCAAACGGTGTTCAGTACCCGATGAGTTCAACAGACGGAATAAACTGGACATACCAAACAAGCCTCCCGAAGTCAAAGATTGTTTTCAACAACGGAGCTAATCGGATTATTTATGCAGGTCAAACAGAGCCATCAAAAATCCAATGGAGCGATATAAACACACCCCTGACGATTAACGCTCTCTCATATCAGTATATTGACCCAAACAACAGTGAAGAAATTGTAGGAGTTGGTAAAACACCACAAGGCACAAACATTGTTTTCAAGCGTAACTCTTTTTATGAAATATCAGACTACACAACTGACGGAGCTTTGGATGTGAACTTTATCGGTACAGCACAATGTGCTTCTCATCATTCAATCTGCACCACTGAAAACTCAATTATCTGGGCAGGTTGGGGTTACTCGGCTTATGAACTTATTGGTGGGCAAATCCGTAATATAACTGGGTCTATAAGCCCTATCGGAAGAAATGAAGCTCAAAAATTAAATAAGTTTTGCGCTACTTACTACAACGGAAAATATCATCTTTCAATGCCAGACGCTGATATTTCAGCCGAGTATAACTCACAAGAGTATATTTTCCACAAGAATATGGCTAGACCAGACGCAGTCCAACCTTATGTCATCACAAGGAACAGGAGGTATTTTGGATGTTATGGACAAGAAGATTTTGAATTTAGTTATGGTAGGGAGATTACTTGCTACGCAGGAGACTCACGACCATCAACAATGGGAAGTCCAGCGGTAGTCAACGATTTATTTTGCTTTATAAACGACTTTCGAGATAGTTCATTTCCTCAAGGGCTAAATGGCGAGGCACAAGAATGCTTCTTGGTAACTAAGTTTTTCACAGATAATATCCCTTATTACTCAAAGAAATTCAAAAAACTATTTCTGACAATGCTTCTTGAAAACCAAACAACCTTAACCTTGTCTTATCGGTTCTTACCTTTCGGTACTTGGTACGATGTAAATAAGACTTATGATACAGAAGAATTAAATTTTATCTTGGAAGACGGAAACGAGGGTGGATTTTCAGAAGGGTTCGGTTTCTTTTCGGCTACGCAAGCAGATGATTTCATTGACATTGAAAATTCAGACCGACCAAGAGGTATTCAATTTAAAATAAGTTCTAATCAAATAAATGATATAACAATTTTAGGACTTGCCTACCAGTTTGTAGTCAAGCCAAAATTCAGATAATATGCTAGATTTATCTTTCCCAGGCTCAACATACACCTCAGCCAACAAACCAAGCGTAGAAACTCTAAAAGGTGACCTTTCTCTGATTGAAAGTGATGTTAATGCACACGAATCAGCAAGCGAAGCTCACGGAGCGACTGGGGCTGTCGTAGGAACAACTGACTCACAGATTTTAACAAATAAGCATATAGAATTAAAAGCACCAGAAGGATTTTTACTTAACGGAAAAATAGTTCCTTCCGTTGCTTCTAATAATCTTACAGTCGCAATTAAAACATTAGCAGGAACAGACCCGTCAGTTACAGACCCAGTTTATGTAAGAATAGGTGATACAGTCAGAAGCATTACATCGGCTCTTTCAGTTACAAAAAACGCTGCAACAAACTGGTTTAACGCTGGAAGCGCTGAACTTGCCACCAAAGAAATTGATTACTTTGTTTATCTTGGATATAACGCCACTGACGGAGTAGTTATTGGATTTTCACGTATTCCTTATGCAAATTCTTATGATGATTTTTCAGCTACCACTACTAACGAGAAGTATTGTGCTATTTCTACAATCACCAGTGCCTCCGCAACTGATTATTACAATGTAATCGGACGTTTCGCCGCCACTCTTTCCGCAGGTGCTGGATATACTTGGAGTGTTCCAACTTTCACAGCTATCAATCTTATTCAAAGACCTATTTGGGAAACAAGATTATTGACATATCTTCCTATATTTTCAGTATCAACTGGGACTGCTCCAGTATTTTCTAGTAGCTCTGGTTTTTATAGTTTAATAGGAAGAAATGCTAGAGTATCTGTCAATTTTGACGGAGATGGTGGAACTGATGGTTCTGGTGCTGGAGATGTATCTGTATCAGCACCTATGGCAGTTTCAACAACAATACCGTCTATAACAACATCACTTGGTCAAGTTAGTGCGTATATTGCGGCAACGACTGATGTTATCGGACTTCTAGCTCACAATAGTGGTCCATTTTTGCCTAGGCGAGGAGCGACAACTCCATTTTTTGGAAGTGATTTCCCAGCTGGTGCTAGATATTTTTCATTCTCTGTTTTTTATCCAATCATATAATAAAAACAATATATCAAAATTCATCATCACATATTCAAAAATATAGAAAATAAATACTAATTTGGTTACAAATAATTAACTTTAAAAACTCTTTAAAATAATATATAAAGTACTAAAATAAGTAAAATAGATAATTATTGTTTTAAAGAAAATGTATGACTAAGCTAAATACACAATCATCAGAAAAATACGGTTATACTAATATGCGGTCAGAACGCATAAAGAATGTTGGCACGCCTAAATTCGGAAATGACGCTATGCCTTGGGCAATTCCTAACTACACAACTGCTACGAGAGATTTACTCGCCCCTGAAACTGGAATGTTAATTGCAAATATCTCAATAAATAAAATACAAGCTTATATCGGCGGAAGCTGGGTAAGTCTTCATTAAATCTATGGCTTTAGAACAATTTAACCAACAACAAGCAGTCGACACATACCAGCCAATCAGTGCAGGTACTTCACC